ACTCAAGAATTAAGATGATCATGTCTGGAAATAGAATCACGTTAGAAGAGTCGTTACTAGCTTGTGCCGTGGATAGATTAAGCATACTAGCATGGCAGAAGACGAAAGACGGTTCAAAAGGTACTAATGTGCCTCAATCGATTCTAGGAAAATTACTAGGTATAGATGAGCGCAAATCAGAGTCAGATACTCAGACATTTAGTTCTGGCGAGGAGTTCTTAAGAGAAAGAAATAGATTATTAGGGAAGGAGGAAACTTAATGGCAACAGAATTAGGTACTGCTTATGTTCAGATAATCCCATCGGCTGACGGAATCAAAGGAATGATTGAAAAGGCTATGGGAACAGAAGTAGTCGGTGCCGGAGATAAAGCTGGACAAGGTTTCATGAAAAGCTTTGCTGGTACAGTCACTAAAATGATTGCTGCAATCGGGATTGGGAAAGTTATTAAGGACACCTTATCTTCTTCATTAAACGAGGGTGCAGCACTTCAACAGTCTCTTGGTGGGATTGAGACGCTATTCAAAGGCAGTGCCGATATCGTTAAAGGATACGCTAAAGAAGCGTATAGAACATCCGGTTTGTCTGCTAACGCGTATATGGAATCTGTAACAGGATTTAGTGCAAGTCTACTACAATCTCTTGGTGGAGATACTGGTAAGGCTGCAGAAATAGCAAACATGGCAATGATTGATATGTCAGATAATGCTAACAAGATGGGTACATCGATGGAAAGCATCCAATTCGCATATCAAGGATTTGCTAAGCAGAACTACACCATGTTGGACAATTTAAAGCTCGGTAGAAAAGCCATAGCCGAGGGTAAACCTAGTGAAAACGATGAAACTCTAAGCATAGCAGCTTAGACAATATCGTGCTAAGCAAGATTAATCTTGAAAGTGTAACGACTATCGAAACATAAAAAGATTTATTTTTAAATGGAGTAGAGTAGGCTCAAGCGAGCCGAAGCGCTAGGATGCATTAAATGC